GTTTTCTGACCTCGCCAAAAAGACTTATGCTGTGTCTGAATGCGGAGGTTATCTTTTGCTGCTACTTGACCATTCTTATATGTGATAGAACTGACAGCAGAATCGATAGCCTTTCCTACGATAGCACCAGCAAGACCTGCCACTGCCACACCTGCTGCGGTAGCTACTGTTGCCGTTACTGCCGTAGTAGTCAACGCACCAATGACAGCCGACCCTAAAGCGCCGATAGCTGCTGTTCCTGTTCCTGCTGTAAATACACCAGCCGCAACAGCCGCAATGGCGGTAATACCTGCTACGATAGGCACCATAGCCTTTCTAAGACCCGAAGATTTGTCGATATACTTCTCTTGCGCCTCATTGAGTTTCTTGTAATAAGACTCAGCAACTTGCCCATGTTCCTCGTAAGCATCTTGCAAACCTTTCAGACCACTGTCAGAGAACCAGTTACTTTCCTCGTGACGTGCTTTCATCACCGCAAGACGATAATCATTCACAGAGTCACGGAGTTTGTTTATCTCCGCTTGTTTCTGTGCCGCTTTCTCGTATAAGTCATCTTGGTTAGGAAGTACACTGCTTAACATCTGCATCAGCTGTATAGCAGCGCTGATAATTGCAAGGATAGCGCTTGCCGACTCAATAGATTTCATTGCACTTGAACCAGCTTTCCCAACAGCGGTGACGCCATCGGAGATAGTCTGATAATAGGTCATCACAGAGCCAAAGAGAGAGAATATCTCTCCAGTCTGTCCTCCTATCTTACCGCCTAACTCGCCCATCTTATCAGCTACGCCTTGAATAGACTTCGTAAGAGTCTTATGAGCGTTTTCTATCTTATGGGTAGTTTGTGCGACCTGCTGACCTTTTGCAGCAACATCCGCCTCTGCATCTGCTAATTCCCAATATTCAGACACCCATTTTTTAAGGTCTTTATTGTAGCCTATGCTCTTGACAATCTTCTCTCCGCCTTTTACTCTATCTCGCCTATTCTCGGATGCTTTTAACTCGTCCTGCTGCTTGATTAACTCATCGGTGAGTTTCTTTATCATTCCGATAGGGTCACGGCTGATAAGCTCGTCAATCATTCCATTGATAGCGTCGAAGTATGTCTTTACTCCTTCGGGGTTGAGAGCCTCGCCTGCCGCTTGTTTAACCTCACTGAACCTACCGATAAGGCTGTTTAGTGTATCGGTAGATGCCCCTTTGAGGTCGTCAAATGCCGCTACGTAGTTAGGGTCTTTCTTTAACTGCTCAAAGGCAAGTGTCATTTGCTCCTTGCCATAGTTTGCCCTCGCTTCTGTCAGCGTGCGGTATAAAGCATCTGCTTTCTCCTTATCGCCACGTTTCTCTGCTTCTGCGATAGCTTTATAGATGTCAGATACATCTTTGGAGTACTTCTTTACAAGGTCTGTCTTCTTGTCATAATAAGACTCATTGGCTTTGATAAGACTGTCCTCGTATGCTATCTCTGCATTTTTGAGTTTAGCAATTTCCTTATCATACTTATGCCATGCTGCTTTTGTTTTTGCATCATAGTTCTTGTACTCTGCATCTGTATAGCGGTCGTTAGAGGAAGCATAAGCGTACTCGGAGCTATTGTAGAAGTTCTTTCCCTTATTATTCGGGTTTGCCTCCCACTTTTGCTTAGCTTGCTCGATACGTTGCTGCTTGATATCCTCAAATGCTCTGTCGATAGTCTCTTGTTCTTTCTTGCGGTTGAGTTCTATCTGCCGGAGTTTCTTCTCGTTGCCGTCTTTGAGGATGTCGATTTCCGCCTGCTCGGTTTCGTTTGCCAAATCCTCCACCTTGCGCCTATTCTCAAGTTTCGCTTTTGTTTCAATCTCAAAGGCTTTCTCGTTGGCTTCGTTCTGTTGCTCGGCTGCTTTCTCTGCGGCTTTTGCTGCTTTTTCACGTTCTTTCTGTGCCTTTTTAGCTGCACTTTCGGCACTCTTTGCACTTTTAGCAGATGCTTTCTCCTCGCTATCTAACGAATTCCCCGATAGTTTCTTGTAGCTTTCGTTAGCCGTATCAAGTTTCTTTTGAGCCTCCTCTACTTGTGCAACAGTCGCTTTGCCACTTTTTTTCAACCTTGCGAGTTCTTTTCTTGCAGAGAGGACGGATGCCCTTGCGGTACTTACGGCTTTATTGTAGTTGCCGCTGACCTTGCTATTGCTATCCTTTTCAGGGTCTTTGATGCCAAAAATAATCTCATTCCCCTGTTTATGGTCGATACTGTTCTCGTCCATAAACTGCTTCACACTGGCCTTCAGTTCTTTATTATTATCTTTAATTCTGTTGATATTGGAAATCAATCCTCCATATCCACTATCCTTAAATGGACTACCAGATGCGTCGAAACCTACACCCATCAATAGGTCGTTTACTGTTGTTTTGGTCGCCTTGCCGTTTTTGTAATAAACGACTTTAGATTGTAGAGCTTTCTTATTCCCGTTAGCATAGTCGTTAAGATGACTCATTAACAAGCGTGTAGTTTGCGCACCATATTTACCTCGTATCGTTTCATAGATATCGTGCCTACGTTTCTGATTATCATCTTCTGTTTCCTGCACACTCTTGTCATAGAACGTCTTGAGTTGTCTTGCTGCTATACTCTTTCGGATGGCTTCAGAAAGTCGATTGTAAGAACTCGTGAGCGTTCCAGTGCGTTCAATCTCCGCTCTCAGTCTACTATCATACGACCCATACTGGGAGATAATAGCATCTTTTGCATCTTTCCACTCCTTAGAGCCTTTCTTTGTCGTTTCGAGTACTTCGCAAAGTCCGTCCAACTTATTCATCTCCTTTGCAGTGGACTTCTCTACTTCGTCGTTGGCTTCGTTTAGTCGCTTCTGTGCTTCCGATGCCGCTGTGGTGGTATCTGTAAAGGCGTATATAGTAGCACACAGTCCGACCAAAGCAGCACCAACAGCCACATAAGGATTCATCATCATTACTGTATTAAGTGCCGTCTGTGCTGCCGTCTGCGCCCAAGTAGCTGCGGTGTGTAAACCTTTTACGACAATGCTTGCACTTTCCACTGCCTTAAGTCCTCCCGTAACAGCAGCATTGACTATTAATGCAGTCTTGTAAACCCCATATGCAATAATCAAACCCTCTAATACCTTTCCAATGGTTTCGTAGTTCTCGACAAGGTATGTACCTGCTTTTACAGCACTCATGACAACACCCTCACCCTTAGAGCCTATCTCATTGAACATATTATCAAAGGACTCTTGGAGCATGGAAATCTGTCCATTGAGGGTCTTTGCGCCCTCTGATGACATACCATAGAACTTACCACCTGCACTTGTGGCAGAGATAAAGGCATCCTGCACCATCTTTGAAGTGATAGCACCCTTTGACATCTCGTTTTTGAGTTCACCGATGGATTTACCCGTTTTGCGTGAAATCTCCTCCAATGGATTGAACCCAGCATTGACCATTTGCCATTTTGTTACCCTACGGGCTTTTTATCCCATAGTTCTTATAGTTTCCTATAAGTTCAGCATACATTTTCACCCTCGATTACTCGGTGGGGTGTCGGATACTCGTGGAGGGATTATATTTATTCACCCTCTATGCGTTACACTGTTCGCAAGCCTTTCGCAATCTTGCGCCTTAGCTCGGTATTGCCATGTTTACTGATATTGCCATTTGAAACCGCCCGATGTTTTGCGTTCGCCCCTACAACATTTAGAAATACTTTCATTCTTCATATTGTTTTGCCGTGCCGCTTCGGACGCACTATTATAGACCATTAGTATCTTATCTGTTCCAACTTCGATTTTAGCAACTTTTTTGCCGTTAGAAATGCCAATCTTCATTCTTGTTTCTTCTGAAACTTCATGCCCAATCATTTTCGCCATCCTTTTTCTTATGGTTTCTTCTGATTGTTTTTTGCCATACATAGGGTTCTTTTCTCCCATTTTTGACAATGCTATCTTTTTACAAGTAGATTTAGACATTTTATGCCCCATTAAAGCAATACTTCTTCTTTTCTTCGACTCTTCTGATTGCTTTTTCCCCAGATGCGATTGTCTTATCTTTTCTTTAGTTTCTTCAGATAAATGTTTTCCCTTAGACCAAGGTATATTCCCTTTTAAGGTCTTAGCAATTTTCTTCTTCATCTCATTTGATAGAAATTTATCTGTTTTGCCTAAAACATAACAGCACCACGCTTGACCTTTGGCTTTATACTCTGTTCCAAGTTTCAACTCATAATCGTATGCTTCTTCTTCATCATCAAAGTATTTAACAATTTCGTAGTCGCATTCGCATTTACTTCTGATGTTGCGAAAATGTTTATTGCGGTCTTTCATGCTTGTTACACGATTTCCGCTACCTTTCCCAACATAGAAAACTTCCTTAGAACTCTTTAAGTACCAAATATAAACGTAATATTTTTGCATCTATCATCTGTTTTATATCTTGGCACAAAGATACTAATTTTCTACAATATTTCAAAGACCGATTTCAGTAAATTTAGGGTTCACCGATTTTACCCGATAATTATAATAGGTATTCCTACCTATCACGCCACACATTTTAGCAAGTCCTGTCCCATCAATTTTCCTGCACTGCTCATCTGTGAGAAAGCAAGTGCAAGGGAGTTGAATTTACCAGCATCACCCATTGATACATCACCAATAGCCTTTAGGTAGTCAATAGACTTCTCTGCCTCGATACCAAAGGATGTCATCATCTGTACCGCACCGACCATATCCTTTGTGTTCAGTGGCGATGCAAGGGCATATTCTTTAATTTGCCCCATGATATTGTTTAGACGCTCCTCGTTACCTCCCAATAGGACTTTAAGGGATGTTTCCATGCTCTCGAACTCTGCACGGACGGATATAATTCTGCTTGCAAGCTCTTTCAGTCCCATGCCGCCAAGAAGCATGCCGCTCATCTGCTTGAGCTTACCAGTAAGCAGGTTCATGGTTTCTGCCGTTCCGCCACCTTCCTGCCGTAACAATGCGTATTCGTCACGGAGTTTCTTTACTGATAGCCTTGCCGTTGCCTGCTCTTGCGTCAACGAGAAAAGTGCTGCTCGCTGTTCATCAAGTACCGACTTGGCACCTCTCACCTGCGAAAGAAGTCCATCTGCGTTGTCACTATTATTTCTCTTTGCATCTCGATAAGCCTCTGACAGCCTACGCACGTCCTCTTGCGCTGCACGCACAGCAGCCTTCTGTGCAATAATCTTCTCTGTAAAGTCATTGACACCCTGCGATGCTGCAAATATCTTCTGCTTAAAGTCTGTTTCCATTGCAGCAGATGCTTCGGCAATCTTACCAGTGACATTCCCTAATTCCTTAGAAGTCTGTTGTAATTTACTATTCAGCTTATTAAAGGATGTAGGGTCTTGAATAGCATCTACACCTTTAATCTCCTGCTTTAACTTCGTTATCTCATCTCGTAACCGCTGAACCTTTTCATAGTCCGCTTGTACACGGAATTTCAATTCTGCCATATCTACTTTCTTCTCCTTTTTGCGAGTTCCTTACCACTGATTTTCTTCACCACATCACCGAAAGCCTCGTGTTGCTTGTCTTTCTGCATGATAATGAGGTTACGATAAGGAATTTGATTAACTACTTCGTCATACGTTAGATGCAAGCTATCCATGAATGACGCTATTTGTCCCAAAAGGGTTTTATTTCCGACTACTTCGGTGTTGCTGCCAGCAGGCTTGCGTTCTTCGTCAAACTGACAGCTTTCAAGAAAGGGGCAATGCCGATAAGGTCAAAACCTGCTGCAAGCGCATCTACGACCTCATCAAGAGTTCCATTGCATAATTCCTTGGTCTTGGATAAATCGCCTGCCATAAGCCACGAGAGAGCCTTTGCATATGCTTCACTATCCTTTGCAGATAGGAGCATCTCTTTTATTGAACTACCCTCTGATAGATTTATGTCACTGATACACGATATAGCACCTGCCAACCGCTTAATCGTAGGAGGTTGAATAGCGTATGCTTGGTTATTCACGTAGACAATCGCATAATCATTGCCTAAGATTGCATCTGATATTAATTTACTTGCTTTACTCATAATGAAAATAAAAAAGGGTGGAGGTGGTCTTTCGCCACGTTCCACCCCGATGTTATCCTGAAACCTTACCCTATGCCAAAGCCTTAACCTCTGACTCGTCAAAGTTATACTCTGGTGACACACCATCAACGGTAGGAGCCTGAACAAGACCCTTGACTGCAATAGCGATAGCCTTGTCGGTGTTCGCCTCACGTGCTACAATCTGACAGTTAGGGAAGATGAACCATACATCGTCCTCAGTTAGACAGAACAGAGCCTTCTTGATGACAACCTTATCAGTAGCTCGCTTCCAACCAACGATGTCATCCTTATCAGTGCCTGCACCGCCCTTCTTGATGACTTCACCACCCATAAGAGCAGCTTTGGCAGCATAGTCATACTGACCGATTGAGAACTGAGGGGTAATATCTCCTTGGGTGGTGTCATAGCGGTAGGCTTGACCCGTGAGCTGGTTCTTGTATGGAGTGACAGAAGCCTCGCTCTCCTCAATGTTCCATGTTTCACCATGCACGTTCATCACCTCATTCTTAGCAGTCTTGGCAGCCTTGATGATTGTACTTGCAGTTGCTGCGGTAAGGTCATTCTTGATTACGGAAATGTCAGCATAAAAAATCTTCTTAATACCGACGGCTGAAATTTTTCCCATATTTACTTTACGTTTAATGCGTTAAACAATATTCTACAATTAATAAAATGGCACTTCAAAGCAGTGTCCGCTTCAATGTGGATAGTATCTATCTCATAGTTGTACCTTGTTCCGTCAAACTCACCCGTTACGCTTTTGAAGAGTCCTTTTGCCTTTCGCTCCAAATCCTTTAATCGAAGTGTATTAGCAATTTTTACCCCCAAATCGGGCACGCACAGATTGATGTCACAAAAACACTTCTCCCAATACTTGCTCGGTGTCTGTCCTTTCACGTGGATAGTAATGCGTTCATCTTTCAACTCACCATTAATGATCTTGCCGAAAGGAACTATCTCTATCCCAAACGCCTTGCAATCTCGGTAGAGAATATCTGCTATATCGGTAGTTACTATCATAAGTTCTATTCAGTTACAATCTCCCAATCATTTGCGAAGATGTCAGTCCAATCGGGAACGTAATTCGTAGCGACAACACCACCATCAGCATACCTTTTCAGTTTCAAACACTGACTGCGGTAATGAATAGTTTTTGTGTCGCTTGCCAATACAAAATCCTTTGCGTCATTTGGAAGACTTTGCATCTTCGGTACAATGTCAGATTTGATGTCAGAATCTATCTGCTTGACAACACAAATACCATCACTCCAAATGTTGCGTCTTACGGCTTTCCCACTTTGCAGGGCTGTAATAACTTCTCCGAAATTCATATCACTCAAACATTTCTTTTAGTTTCTTCTCTGCTCTCAACGCTGAACCGCTTAAAACTTCAAATCCCTTTGCCTCGACATAGGAGGCGTAAGGTGCGGAGTTCTCTAATGTCAGTCCGTCCTCGTCTACATCGAATGTATTGGACGTTCTCAAAGTAAGTGTGTGGTCTTGGTATGTTCCGCTTTCTTCTGCATCCTTTACGGCTGCATCGCCCACGTCTACCATACCTTTCTGAACCTCCCACTCAACGTCATCAAAGAATTGGTCTACATCGGAGAAATCACTATCTATAACCATAATTCAGAGTTATTGAAATAGTTAGCATTCTTTACAATGTAAACCTTACCTTCTCCTCGTACGCTTTCGCCCTCAAGGCATCTAACCTCAACACCTGCTTTAATATCGACATTCATCTCACATACTACGTGGTAGTTAGGTCTGTACACATCACCATTAGGAGAGTTAAACTCTTTTGTTGTGTTGTCATCACAACGGCACTTACAGAGTGTTATCCACTCTTCGCCTCCCGTATTAGGGATAGGGTGTCCGTACTCATCCTCTTGGATTGGAGTTACCCTTTTAACCTGCAATATGTGTGGTGCGAATATCATAAGATGCGTATCTTTGGCTTATTGTCGTTGAGTTCGTCCTTCAATCCGTACTTCTTACAAAGGAGAGAATAATAGTCCTTTACGCCTTGAGTGTTCCACGACATAGAGAAACCGCTCTCATTGATAGATGTAGGACGAAGCAAAAGGGATGGAATAAATCGGGCAATAGCAACAGAGATATTATCAATTATATCTGCATCAACATCGTCCTCTATATTCACACGTGCATTGAGAGACATATCCAACAAGTCAGCCTCCGACACTTGTATGCCGAAGGACTGAAACTTGCTTGATATGTAGTCCCTTACGTTCATTTTGTCAATTTGGTAAGGTCAAGTGTGGTAATGAGAGTTGGGTCTGCAATCTGTGGAATCCACTCAGCGGTGTACTCTAAGTAACGTCCGTTATGGTCACGATTAGCAGCTACAAGCATATCACCATCACCAGTAGGAGTGTAGGTCATGCCCGGCACAGGGTCGGTCTGCTCATACGGAGTGTGGTAACGCATATAGCCAATCTTGTCCTGTGGGAGGAGTGTGATATGACCATCTGCATAAACCTGCACGTTCTTGCCGTTCTGTTCCTTCACATAGTCATCCTTGATTTCGATAGCAGGAAGACCAATACCCGTGAAGAGGTCAGAAGCAAGAGCAGACGTCACAAGACCAGTAGAGAGATACATCTGATTAGAACCAAGCTGCATCTTAAACATCTCACCGAACTCCGAAGAACCGATGATGTGCTTCATGAATGTGCCACGGCTCATAATCATCTTTGAGTACTTACCAAAGTCAGGCGCAAGCTCATTGAGTTTGTTCATGAGGTAAGTAACCATCTTCTTCTTTGTGCCGTCTATAACGTCACTATCCTGCAACTCGATAGCATTCATAGGAAGCTCGATGTTAAGGAACTCTGTGGCGTTCTGCTCTGATACTGCCTTGTCCTTGTTACGAACAGAGGCCTTACCCGTCATAAGGAGGTCACCAACAACCAAATCCATGCGCTTATGAGCAGCAAGCATTACTTGACGATAATCATCGTAAATAAAACTGATAATGTCGTTAAGTGCTGAAACCTGCCCTGTTGCGTTCGCCTCGTTGTACTTATCGAGCAAATCCTGCAACTCTGATAGGCGATTTACGTCCATTTGATAGCGGTCGCCAAGATAAGCAATCTCGCCATAGCCCTCGCCCATGTTTCTACGCTCACGGATTGGCTTCTCACCAAACTGCGAGTTGATAGAACCAGCCATCACACCACGAACAGAACCGATATAGTCCTTGAATACTCGTGTGGTGGTCTTACGCCAGTCGAGGAACTCCTGCCAATAGATAGCGTCCTTACGAGTTTGAAGGACACGATTGATAACTGCACCTACAATAGCAGGCTCGTTAAATAATGATTGAATAGTCAATATCATAATTCTGTGCCCTTTCTTTTACTCGTTAAACTGGAAGTGAGGGAGGTTAGCCTTGTCCTTCTGTGAGAAAGGAGTTACCAACTTCTCTGGTTCAATCTCAAATGCTCTCTGCAAGAGTGCAACGGAGTTAATGCCGTCTGCAACCTTATGACTTTCATAAAGTGCAGAGTTAGCGACATTCTTAGGGGTAGTGCCGTCTGCTGCCTTAGCCTCAAACAACACATCACCAGTCTTCAATGCGCCCATAGCTGCACTGAGTGTGAGTTCGTCATACTCTGCCTTTGACTTGTCAATGGCGTTAACTGTTGCCCCCTTATTGCCATTGCCGAGGATAGTTCCCATAACAACGTATGAACCCTTAGCAATCTTTACCTTGGTATCAGTTGCACCAACATTCTCCTTTACGAGAACATTAACCACAATCTTTGCGGTCTTTGCCTTGAGGTCGGCTGCAATAGGAGTGAATGAAGGCACATAGCTGCCTACCATCAATCCTGCGACATCAAGGACGTAATTGCCCCGGCGACGAAGACCAGTAGAGACATCGTAACGCTCTTCATGATCTTCCTTTGGTGGCAAATTGTACTTAAATCCTGCCATAAATTACTTTTTGTTTTGTTCTACAATCTCTTGTGTTCCCTTGTTGATTTGTTCAGCAATGGAACTAATCTCGCTTTTGTGTTCGTGGTTCCCCTCTTCGGGAGACTTTGCGAACTGGAATCCACCATTCTGCATCTCCTGCTTTACATCGGTGAAGTACTGATTAAGGTCTACATCATCAGCGATTTGCTTTCCTTTATAGACATATTCAGGGATACCGAATGACTTTGCCACTGCTGCAATCTGTTGGTTGCGTTCGTCCGCCTTTGTCTTTGCGTCCATTGCAGCTAACTTCTCGCTCAATGTCTTATTAGAATCAATAAGACTTTGCGCCCATGCTGGCACTTGTTCCGTTGTCTGTGGAGTTGGTGTTGGCGGTGGGTCTTGTGGCTTTGGTTCCTCGATTGGCTTTCCGTCCTTGATGTTGTGTTTCTTCTCGTAGTTCGAAACTGCGGTTTTCTGCGCACCATCAGCCCGATAGTCGCCATAACTTGTTAGAACGTCTTGAAAGGAGATACCCTCAACGATTGAGTTTACCTTGCTCTCGTCCGTTACTCCTTCAGCTTTCTTGCTTGCAATACGCTGAAGGGTGGCATCCTCAACCCCTTGAAATTTGGTTTTAAGTCCTGCCAAAATTTGTTCGTAAATGTTCATACTTTATAAAGTGTTAACTTGAATAAATCTTTTCAAATTTACACATTATAAAAAGGGGATTTGTATTTTTCAGTGGCTGAGAAATGACAATAAGACGGTTGTAATAAAAAGCCGCCTATACTCACGTACGGACGGCTGAAATAATGCATAAACAGTTATATAATGAAGCTATTCTTGCGTTTGTGTTGTTGGTTGAGTTTCCTTTTTCTCTTCTTTGATTTGTTGTAGTTCGTCTTGTAATTCACCATAGTTTGAGCAGAAACTTACACCGTGTTCCATTGACCACACACCACCACTGACGGCAGCAGCAGCCGTTTCAACCTTATCTCTTTCGCTATCAATCATGAAAGGAACAATCTCTGTGTCAATATTCACCGTCTTACTTGCGGCTTCAAGTGATGTGTTCAGTGTACCAATAGCAGATGTGAGGAAATTAACTCTTCGTTGGAAAAACTCTCCTAATTCCTCTGCGTGGTTCTGTACTGCCATGTGAGCAGCCATAAAGACATATCGGAATGCCGTACCGCTGAGAGCATTGCCCGTTCCTTTGAGTTGGTCGAACGATATACGAGGCGTGTTTGTCAGTCCATAAATTTGATTAAAGTAGGTTTCAATCTCCACCTTGATAGGGTCGGATGATTGATTCCATGTGAGATATTGCGCATTTGCACCATCTCCCGTTAATTGCATCATTCTATTTCTTGCATCACCGCTCAAGTTGTCGGGTTGCAACTCTCCAAAGAGCATAAGGAGTGGAAAGAAATGATTATCAATACAATCTGCATAGCCACTCAAACATTTCTCCAATCGAATACGTAACTGCTTAACCTTAGCGCATAACGGCTCGGGGCGAAAAGCGTACATAACAGGGAGTTTCTTAAACTGATGCGCAAACGTGCGTTCTACATTCTCCGACCACGTTTTATCAAGTTCCCACTGATATACCTTATCTGCGGTAATAGTCATAAATGTGGTGTGTTCGTTGCCGTCTAAGTCTTTCTTCTTATACTCACGAGAGAAAGCTATCATGTTGCCGTTATCGTCAAAGAAAGGATATAATGTATCGCCACGGAAAGGCGACCATATTTGTGACCTTAACTGATACTCTGGTACTTTATTTCCAAAAAGGGACGCAATTCTACGCTTTAATTGCGCCCAAAATCCATCATCTTTGACAACATACCAATACTCCGCCACTTCCTGCTCTGATAGCCACGAACGGACTAATTTGCGGTTTTGGAATTTCAGTTTATTCTTCTTGAATACCTGCTTAATGGTTTCAAACACATTCTTCTCTCCATCATCTTCGGGATTGCAGTCAAGTGTGGGTTCTGTACCAACACAAAAGGCGGTATGGATATTTACTATATCCTGCTCAATAGGAAGTGCGATGCGGTTAGGCTCTTTCATCTCATATTCTGCAGGGATTGTCGTTTTTTTCTCGCCATCAAAATGCTCTTCTGCCATCTTTACAAGGACTTTAATCTTCTTGTAAAGTTCGGGATTCATGATGTCGTGTTTCGTCATGTCCCAATCTGCAAGATTTGTTAATGTGTCGGGGAGAGGATTGCGCCTGCCTTTCTTAAGGTAGCTAATCTTCTTATCAATGTCCTCAAGTGCGAGGATTTCTTCTAATGTCTTTATCATATCGTTATCCTATTTATCGGGCGAACGCTGCTGCCATGTCGCCCTTTGGTTTCAAAATCTTTCCTAATAGTTGGCCAAGGACATAATAGCGAACCGCATCTATGCCATGGTTATACTTGTCTATTGGTTGGTTGATATAGTTGCCGTCCTTATCGGTGTCCCATACGTACTTTCTGAACTCTGTACGGAGGTTATACGACCTCTCTGTTACAAATATATGGTCAAAGGATAGCATCTTGTCTATTCCTGCTATGATAGAGTTGCCGCTCTTGTCTACGGGGTAAATCTTTATACCTGCGTTATGTATCTCTTGTATCAGTCGGGGGTCTGCACTCTCGGAGAATACCTTTAAGTTGCCATATCGTTTGAGTTCCTTTGCAATATCAGATGACAACATACCCGTACGGTAGAAGAGTTCATCAAGATACAAGTCATTATCAATGATACCACATAATATTCCTGCACTCGGGTCATGAGTAAAGCCAAAGTCATCACCAATAGCAACCTTCTTGCACCACTTAGGAAACTCCTTAACAACTCCGATTTTCTTAAATACTGCACCTTCCGCAACGTCTGCCCATCTACCCATGACGGTATGAGCGTATTTCTCGGGGTTGTTAGCTTTCATGTCCTCAACCTCCTTAATGAACTCATGGGAAAGGTTCTCAGCGTTGTCTAAGTATGTAGTATGGATATGTAGTACATTCGGATGTGTGCTAATCTGAACAGGTACACCCTCATACATCACCTCCTTATGGGTATTCTCTATAAACCGCTTATAAACCCAATGGTTATTGTCCGTAGGGTTCATAACGATAATAATGCGGTTCTGTATTCCTTTCTGACGGATAGAGAGCATGATTGTTTCAAACTCTCTCTCTGATACCCACTCCTCTGCCTCGTCTACTACAAAGGTTGTAACACCATGAATAGATTTCAGTTTTGCCGTTTGGTTTCCGCTTGATGTCTTGATACCCCTAAACATCACTGCACCGCCACTGCGGAGGTTCTTTACATCTGTTTTAGTGTGTGTGTACCATTTCGAGTTTCCATCAAGCTCCACCTTCTCCATAAACTCGGGGATAACAGACATTGAAGCCGACACCATTGTATAACGAGTATAAAGTATCTGATGGACTATCCGCTTTGCAGGAGTTGGATGCTTAACCTCAAACAATAGACGCTCAATGAAAGTGGAAACATTGAAAGACTTTCCACTTCCTCTACCACCAGTAACAAGAATGATAAACTTATCCTTGTTGTGATACAACGGAGCATATATCTGCTGAGGTTCTATTCTATTCATTTGTGTTATCGGTCATCCACTTGTCAATGTCGATACCATTCTCGGAGTACAAAGCATCTTCATCGTCTTGTTTCTTCTCCATCTTGCGCCATGTAGGGTCGTGGTGATAGAGTAGGGTAGCGATAGCTTGCATATTAGGAGGTAACTCCATTTCGGACTCTTGCACTACTGCTTTATCCGTCAGTGTTACCCATCCTGTACCACCGCAATAAGGGCATTTCTTATCTGCCCCCATACATTCGCACTTATCTTGTACGAACTTAACTATCCTTGTTTTGGTTTTCTTTCCGCCTATCGCCCCTTTGATGTATGTTCCACGAAGTAAAGCTACTATTCTTGTCCGTCCATGTGCTAAGACCCTATTAATTTCAGCCCCTCTGCGCTTGTTCTCTTCCTCGTTCCAACATTGATAGTTGCCGTTCTTCATAGAACCAAACACATCATCGGACAGGTTGAGTTCATTTGCAATCTCGCTATCCGTGTATCCATTCATTGCAAGACCTTCTATGCGCTTGTAGAAATCTTCACTATCGTAGTCGTGTTTTGGTTTTGCCATATCTTTTAACGATTATAATTTGCTTTTATCGAATATTCTCTTTATCTTTGCAATATAGATTGATGGTCGCATCGGTAGCGAGGCACCCGAAAGGCTGCATATTGCAAGGTTCAACTCCTTCGCCAATCTACTTAGGGGCTTAATTGCCCCTATTTTATTTTTGTATATTGTGGTGCGTTCATTTTGTTTTTATCTACTATTCCAATAGATACGACTTGATTGTAATATCGTTTACCTATCTTCTGATTAGGTTCTATCACAACTTTCAATACTTTACCTTTAGAATATTTCACACTTGATACATAGATTAGGCGGCTTCTGTTTCTGTCTATATAGACATTTTTCGGTTTCTTTACCGCTGATTCAACCATCCTAAATCTATGTATGTTAACCGTTGCCCCTTTCTGTTTCTTTGGGTGATTACGATATTTCAATATGGTTTTATCTGTAATGGCAGCGAGTTCAGACTTCACGATAATTCCTTTTTTGAATAAATCATTCAGATACGCCTTGTTGGTTTTTCCGAAAATGCCTACAGTTTCCAAACGAAAAAGAGATTGGCAGACTTTTCTTTTACAGACCGTCCAAATTATGACAATCTGGTGGCGTTTAAGGGGTATGACCTTCTATACGGCTTGACTTATAGCTTTGAAAGCACAACAGATCCAAAAGTGAATTTTAGTATCATTAACAAAGAGACGAAGAAAGTCACAACTGTTTCGGTTCCAATTCCTAAAGAAATTCGCGGTGACAAAAATCCTTTTATAACGGAGATTGCATTCTATAGAAAAGGCAATACGGTGTATGGAGTGGTGCCGATGCCTGAGTATGAAAATAGAGGCTCGAAAGCACCAACCTATTTCTTAGTGACATTCTCTGTGAACTTAGAAACGGGAGCAACAACACCTGCCAAACGCGTGAAATTACCAGAGGAATACGCTTCGATTGCATGGGGAGAAGCCAAGAGCTCTCGCATGTATGACCCACAAGTGCTGCTGTTTAAGAGTATGTATTCAAGAGATGAAAAATTCCGCTTAATGACTTTTGATGCTGAGACGGAGAAGTTTACAGAAATCACACCTGAACAGGGCATGAGTGCCGTACATTCGATTCTATACACAGTGGAAGACAAAGCCTATATCGCGTTGGCAGATGAGGTGCCTGCATTCACTGGATCAGATACGTATGTGAAAGCAAGCGAACGCAAAAATAACGAGACAAAATATTATGTTCTTAATGCAGGGGCGAAGAAACTAGAAGAAGCCTTTACGACTGAAACAGATGTCTATGCACCACAAGTGTACTTGAATAAAGGCAATCTTGTGATGATCACTCTTGTCGATGGCAAACCAACGCTACGTGTGCAATCGATGAAAACAAAAGAGGTACTTCTTTCTAAACCGATTGATGTAACTGATGATGTGTTCTTTATCGATACCCGTATGTACGGCATGATGCACATGAAATAAAAAAATAGTACTCAAAAAGCGTTCTACCTTTGAGGTTGAACGCTTTTTATGATGCTTGTTTTTCTTCTTTTAGATGTGGGTTTGGAAGTATGTGATTCACTCCGATAGCAATGACTGCACCAATCAATGTATCGAGAATACGCTGAATCGCATAGGCGGTATTTTGTCCTGCTTCGATATTGAAGAAGATAACTAAGAAAGTCGCGCAAGAATTAATGATACCTGATTTATTGAACTGGTTACAGAATAAAATAATGATAATGATTCCAACAGGAGCCAGTAGTAAATCTGTATACTCTGGGAACGGCAGAATCGATCTTACGTAGAATAAAATAATCGCGATGACCCCGCCAGTGGTATTTCCGATAAAACGGGAGAAGGCGAATTTGAATGTTTGTTGATGGTCTGTTCGCAAGCTGAAAATAGCGGACAAGGCTGCTAACATTGGCGAACCACGATGTAAGACTCTAAATAAAACCACGCAAATAAATACAGACACGGCTGTTTTAAAAGTACGAAGTCCGATATGGAATGGATTATTTGAAGATTGTGGCACGCTCTCACCTCTGCTATTTTTTAGATATCGCTATTATAATATATGTGTTAAAAAAATGGTAGAGTTATTGAATAATGCACCTAATAGGTGTATAATAGATTCAAGAGGTGATGAAGATGCATGAAGCATTTGTATTAATTGTAGTGAACGCTGTTAGAGAACGTTATGTCTCAGAAAAGGCGTTTTATACAGAAGAATTAGGGATTAGTGGCCAAAGTTGGACGAGATGGAAGAACGGGGAGCGTGGATTGAAGGCGGAAAATCTGCAAAAAATCGCACGCCTATTTACGGATTATGAGTGGATGCTCGCCAATAAAGTGGCCCGAAACGCCGATGTGCTTCCAGAAGTCGCTTCAGACCCAGTCGCTGAATATTTACGCTTGAAGGTGGCGATTGCGAGTCGCTGGATTCGTCAAGAAAATGTTCGCGTGGATTGGAAGACGGCTGCTGTAAGTAAAGGCAAATTCAAGGAAAACGTAACAATTTTACGTGTGGCAACGACTTATGGCCACTGGAGTTACCAAGATATTATTGAAATTCGTGTGGTAGGAATTACCCATAAACAAATCGGTACGAAAAAACAAGCGCTCCTTGAATGGATGCATGACGAAAAGGCACAACAAAAATATTTGGAATATAGCAAAAATGCGTTTGTTCCAGAATCTAATTTAGAGGAATAACAGTTTGCAAAATGAATGCGATACTCTCTTTGAAAACAAGGGGGTATCCATTTTTTTATAGGCCATTTTATGATAAAATTGAAAAGATAAAGAAAGTGGTGAAACTGTGGCGAAAAGAAAGAAAAGAAAAAATAAATTCGTCTTTCATCTTGTCGAGTGGTTCAAGTCATTATCGAAATTGACGGGACTTCTCATCGTAGCTGTAGCAAGCGTTCTTTTGGCCGGGACCATCACATGGTTATCTGAACATAAATCCGAGCCACAAGAAATACATGTGACACAAGATGAGTTTTTAAAAGTACTCATCCCAGCGGCGCAACAAGCGTATAAAGACTATGGCGTGTTGCCAAGCGTGAGTTTAGCGCAAGCCATTCTCGAATCGAACTGGGGAGAGAGTTTATTAGCAAGTAAATATTATAATTTATACGGCGTGAAAGGGTCGGCTGCTGAGCCAAATGTTATCCTAGAAACCGCAGAATTCGTGAACAACACATGGATTACGATTAACGGACGATTTCGCGTGTATGAAAGCTGGGCAGAATCCGTTGAAGCCCATGCGCAACTATTAGCGTACGGCGTGGATTGGGACCCAACGCTCTATCACAAGGTGCTTGGGGCTAGAAACTACAAGCAAGCGGCACAAGCCTTGCAAGATGCAGGGTATGCGACCGATCCGACGTATGCACAAAAGCTTATTCAAATGATTGAAGAGCATGAATTATATAAATACGATCAATTACCAACAGAAGAAACAACCGTGTCCGTACGAAAGAGTTCGTAACGTTCAAACGGATCAGTAAAGGAGAGGATATTAATGAGTCAGTTATTACCAGGAGCCATCATCGGAATTATCGGTGGAGATGAGCAAGTAGCATCCATCGCTCGCGAAGCAAGAAAAATGGGGTACGTTGTGTACTGCTACCACCAATCAAACGAGGCGGCTATTTCGATGGCTGAATATGAAATCGTCTCTTCTTACAAAGACCGTGAGGCGTTATTAGATTTCGCGGAAAAAGTAGACACGGTTTTATTATTAACAAACTTAGTGCCGGTTGATGTGCTATATGAAATTAGCAGTAAAACTCGCTACTATCAATCGTTTGAACTAGCAGAGATTTCGCAAAACCGTACTGTTGAAAAATTATTCTTAGATACGCATGCGATTAACCTTGCGCCATATAGCTTAGTGACAACGGTCGGCGAATTGCCTTCGATTGTTCAAAGCATCGGCCTTCCAGCATATTTAGAAAGCAATCTCGTAAAGAATCGCGTGGAAGAAAAGTTAGAGCTCTACGATGAAGATTTCGAAGAGCGCGTTCTTGAAAAAATGGAAGAAGGACCATGTATGTTAACAGCCTTCGTTCCAGCGCAACGTCATTTTACAGTGACCGTCGTGCGTGACTACGAAGACCGCGTGACGGTACTTCCGATTTCAGAAGATGTATATATCACTGGGAAATTAAAATACAGTATCGTTTCTCGTCGATTAAATCCAGAATGGGTCCAAGAATTGAAACGCATTGCCTTCAAGATTATGGATAACTTATCTGGAACAACGATTCTATCGATTCAAGTGAAGATGGGAAATAATGGTATTTTCTATGTGGATGGCGTCAACCAATTACCACTTGTGCAGCAACAATTCAGCAGCGCCTTCTTAGGTCACAGCATGTCTGAAATTCTTGTGCGCGTGGCAACAGGATTACCGATTGAATACAAAGACATTAAAGAAGAAATGATCATCGTGCCAATCTATGAATCGAT